CAAAAAAGCGGTCTTTCTCATGCAAAGCTCGCTTCACTCATGGATGAAGAGACCTGGATAAACGCAGAAAAGGCAATAGAGCTGCACTTTGCCGACCGCATCACATCAAGGCAGGATCTCTATCCGCAAGGCGAGAACGAAGATCCTACAAATGGTGAAAGTGCCGTGCTAAACGAAAAAGAATCTGAAAGCCTCACGGAGACACCGATGCTCTTTTCACGCCGCAAGGTCGCAGCCGCCATCAATAAAAAAGCTCTGTGACTATGCGGCGGCCTGTGAGGCAAAAACGCCTGCCAAACGGCAGAACCGATTACCCACCGCTACAAAAGTCAAGGACTTGGAAACACGCCTTGATCTTATCAAACACTTTATTTAAGGAGGAAACCTACCATGACGATTACTGAACTTTTGAACAAACGTGCCAAGACCTGGGAGGCCGCAAAGGCTTTTCTGGAATCCCATCGAGACAAAGACGGACTGCTTAGCGCTGAAGACGGAGCGGCTTACGACAAGATGGAAGCCGAGATCGAAGCCTACAGCACAGAAATTGAGCGCATGTGCCGTCAAAAGGACATCGAAGACAAGATGAGCGAGCCGCTCGGTACGCCGCTTACGGCAAAACCGGCCGTGCTTTCCACAGAGACGGAAGAAAAGCACGGACGTGCCTCCTCTTCCTATGCCAAGGATATGCTCGTTGCCCTGCGAAGCGGCTTTAAGCGTATCTCGAACATCTTGGAAGAAGGCAAAGACGAAAATGGCGGCTATCTGGTACCTGAAGAATGGGACAGCCGCCTCATTGACAAGCTGACCGAAGAGAATATCTTCCGAAGCCTCGCCACGACCATCACCACGTCCGGCGAACACAAGATCAATATCGCGGCTACCAAGCCTGCCGCGGCATGGATCGAGGAAGGTCAGGCCTTAAGTTTCGGTGAGGCGACCTTTGATCAGGTGGTGCTCGATGCCCATAAGCTTCATGTAGCGATCAAGGTTACCGAAGAACTGCTCTACGACAATGCTTTCAATTTGGAAAGCTACATCATCGACCAGTTCGGCAAAGCACTCGGTAACGCGGAAGAAGATGCCTTCTTAAACGGCGACGGCAAAAACAAGCCGCTTGGCATCTTTGCCGCAACCGGCGGAGGAGAGGTTTCCGTCACACTCACAGGTACCGCGCTTAAAACTGACGATATCCTGACGCTCATCTACTCTTTGAAGCGCCCATACCGCAAAAACGCCGCGTTTATCTTAAATGACGCAACGCTTGCCGCCCTTCGAAAGCTCAAGGATAACAATCAGGCCTACATCTGGCAGCCGAGCTATCAGGCGGGAGAACCGGACCGTCTTTGCGGCTATCCGGTTAAGACCTCTGCCTTCTGCCCTGTTTTGGAGACAGGAAAAGCCGGCGTGGCTTTCGGGGATTTCTCCTATTACAACATCGGAGACCGCGGAACCAGAAGCTTTCAGGAACTTCGTGAGCTTTTTGCCGGAAACGGCATGGTGGGCTACGTTGCCAAAGAACGTGTGGACGGAAAACTGATCTTGCCCGAGGCCGTGCAGATTCTCAAAGCCGGTGCGTAAAAATAAACGTCTTAGCCATAAGGCGGCTCTCTTTATACGAGGGAGTCGCCTTTTCCTTGCAGGAAAGGAGGAAGCATGCTGAGCCTTGAAGACGTGAAAAACTATCTCCGCGTGGATTTTGACGACGATGACGCACTCATCGAGTCGCTCATACCCTCTGCCACCGAGTTGGTCAAAAACGTGGCACGCACCGAAGACCTCTCTTCTTTTGAAAACGGGCGCATTGCCGTGCTTTTTACGGTGGCCTATCTCTACGAACACCGAGAAGAAGCCGATCACCATGCGCTCACCTTGACGCTTCGCGCTCTTCTTTTCGGAGAAAGGCAGGTGAGCTTCTGATATGGATATCGCTCTTCTCAATGTCACCGTCACCTTCCAAAAAAGAACCGTGGAAAGTGATGCCATCGGAAACCAAATCGAAACGTGGAAAGACGACTACACCTGTGCCGCCACCATCTCAGGAGAAGGCGGGCGCGAAGTCTTTATCGCAGCCTCTGAAGTGGAGAAGGCGGACATGGCGGTGACGGTCAGGTGGTGTAAGAAAACGGCAGCGATGAGCACGACAGACTTTCGCATCGTCTTTCAGGGCTGCGCCTACGACATCGAAAAAATTGACCACCTGTCTTTCAGGAAGCGAGCGATCAAGTTTTTCTGCGTAAAGGAGAGAACCTGATGAGCCGAAAAGTCAAAATCTCCGGCCTTGTCGATGCCGTGATGGAAGAACTCAACGCCTATGCCAAAACGACAACGGAAGGCATGAAGCAAGCCGTCACCAAAGCGGCAACGACCACCAAAAAAGAAATCAAGGCGCATGCGCCAAAAAAGCACGGCGACTATCAAAAAAGCTGGACGCAAAAGAAAACTTCCGAGTCCTCCCATGCCTTGCAGGTGACGGTCTACTCTCGTAACCGCTACCAGCTGGCACACCTCTTGGAACACGGCCACGCCAAACGGAACGGCGGCAGGACGAGGGCAATTCCTCATATCGCTCCCGCCGAGACAATCGGTGAGGAGCAGCTTATGAAAGAGATCGAAAGGATGATCAAAGATGGATGAAATCATAGAAATGTTGACAGAGGTCGGACTTCCCTTTGCCTACGACCACTTCGAAGAAGGTCAGGCACCTGCTCCGCCCTTTATCTGCTATGTAACGCCGGAGTCGCATAACTTTGCGGCAGACGGTCAGGTGTATTTTCCCGTGAACCGCTTTTATCTGGAGCTTTACACCGACAAAAAAGACCGTGCGCTCGAAAAAAGAATCGAAGACCTTCTTATCCGCCACGATCAGTTTTTCGACAAGGCCGAAGTCTATATCAACGCAGAAGACCTCTACGAAGTTTCCTATTCATTTGAGCTGAAAGGATGATGAAACATGGCAAATAAAAACAACAAAGTCAAATACAACATTAAAAACGTCTATGCCGCCAAGATGGCAGAAACCGTCTCGAACGGCGTATCCACCTTTACGTACGAAACACCAAAACCCATCCCTGGCGCGGTTTCGCTGTCGCTTGACGCGGAAGGCGAATCTTCTCCCTTTTATGCCGACGGCGTTGTCTACTTTAGAACCGTCACCAACAACGGCTACTCCGGAGATTTGGAAATTGCCTTAATCCCTGAGTGGTTTCGCACCGAGATTTTGCAGGAGACCCTCGATTCCAAAGGCGTGCTGGTCGAAAACTCCAATACCGCAGAGTCAGTAAAGTTCGCTTTGCTTTTTGAGTTTGACGGCGACATCAAAGCGATCCGCCATGCCTTATATAACTGCACGGCCTCTCGTCCTTCCATCGAGTCGGAAACCAAAGAAGATACCATTGAGCCGGGAACGGAAACCCTGTCTCTTACCGCAGATCCAAGATCGGACGGCCTTGTCAAAGCCAAGACCGGAGATTCCACCGATGCCGCAACCTATGCGAACTGGTATAAGGCGGTCTACGTGCCGCAGGCAGGCACACCGGCAGGAGGAAAATAACCATGATTGAAAAGACCATTGACGTTTCGGGTGTACCCGTAAAGTTTCGCTCGTCTGCTGCTATCCCGCGCCTTTACCGAGCCAAGTTCGGACGGGATATTTTTAAAGACTTAGCCAAGCTCGAAAAAAGCTATCAGGGCAAGAAAGATAAGGACGGCGGCTTTCCCGTTGAAGACTTAGAGATTTTTGAAAACGTCGCCTACATCATGGCGCTGCACGCAGACAAAAGCGTGCCCGCTTCCATTGAAGAGTGGCTGGACGGCTTTGAGATGTTTTCCATCTATCAGGTACTTCCTGAAATCCTCTCCCTTTGGGGTGAGAACTTAAAGACGGAGGTCTCACCAAAAAAAGGCAGATAAGAAGCGAGCGGGAAATGACCACGCCGCTTCTCTTACTTCGTGCCTGTCAGATCGGCATTCCCATTGTGGACATGGATCTCATCTCCATCGGGCTGCTTCTCGATATGTGGACGGAAAAAGCAAACGACAGTGCAAGTTACAGGCGGCTTGCCACACAAGAAGATTTTGACCGCTTTTAGCACCCGATGAGGTGTTTTTTTATTGTTCAAGAAAGGAGGACGCATGGCCTCACGCATCAAAGGCATCACCGTGGAAATCGGCGGAGATACCACGGGACTGGATAAAGCCTTAAAACAAGTGAACTCCACCATCCGCACAACGCAGTCCTCCTTAAGAGATGTCAACCGCCTCTTAAAACTCGATCCGAAAAACACGGAGCTTTTGGCGCAAAAGCAAAAAATGCTGAAAAACGCCATCACAGCAACCAAAGAAAAGCTTGATACCTTAAAGACAACCCAGGAACAAGCCAAGGCACAGCTGGAGTCGGGAGACCTCGGCCAGGACAAATACGACGCACTGCAGCGTGAGATTGTCGAAACCGAACAAAAGCTTAAAGGCCTGCAGCAGGAAGCAATCAACACCAACGCAGTCTTTTCCAAGATGGATGCGGCAGGAGCCGCTTTCACTAAAGCGGGTGACGCTATCACGGGCGCGGGGCAAAAGATCATGCCGGTTTCTCTTGCCGTGGGAGGACTTGGCGTACTGGCGGTCAAGACCGCGGGTGACTTCGATGAAGCGATGTCGAAGGTCTCTGCAATATCCGGAGCTACCGGAGAGGACTTTCAGGCCCTGCGCGATAAAGCACGTGAGATGGGCGAAAAGACGAAGTTCTCCGCCACCGACGCGGCTAACGCCATGAACTACATGGCGATGGCCGGCTGGAAATCGAAAGACATGATCTCCGGTATTGACGGCATCATGAACCTTGCCGCCGCATCCGGAGAAGATTTAGCCCTCACTTCCGATATCGTGACCGATGCCTTAACCGCCTTTGGGCTTTCCGCGAAAGACTCCGGACACTTTGCCGATATCCTCGCCGCGGCGTCGTCCAATGCGAACACCAACGTCTCCATGATGGGCGAGACCTTTAGATACTGCGCCCCGATTGCAGGCGCCTTGGGCTTTAGCGCTGAAGATACCGCAGAGGCCATCGGCCTTATGGCAAACTCCGGGATCAAATCCACACAGGCGGGCACCGCCCTTCGTACCGTCATGACCAACCTCAGCAAGGACTTCACCATTTCAGGAAAATCCATCGGTGAGGTCACAGTGGCCACGACCAATGCGGACGGTTCCATGCGCTCTCTTTCCGGCATCTTGGGCGACTGCCGGGAGGCCTTCTCGGGACTTTCCGAGTCCGAAAAGGCACAGGCGGCAGAATCATTAGTCGGAAAGCACGCCATGAGCGGCTTTCTGGCCCTCATGAACGCTGCCCCTGCCGACATCGAAAAGCTGTCTTCCGCCATCGACAACTGTGACGGCTCGGCAGAAAAGATGGCAGAAACCATGCAGGACAACCTTCCCGGACAGCTCACCATCTTAAAAAGTCAGCTGCAGGAACTTGCCATCTCCATCGGTGATGCCTTAATGCCTACGATCCGAAAACTCGTCACCTGGCTTCAAAACTTCGTTGACAAGTTAAACGGCATGGACGAAGGAACGCGTAACACCATCATCAAAATCGGACTTTTTATCGCCGCCTTGGGGCCTGCACTGATTGTGATCGGTAAGCTGACCTCATCGATCGGATCGCTTATCACGACCTTTTCAAGCGTAGGAAAAGCGGTCACCGGCTTCATGGTCAAGATGGGCGGCATGTCCGGTCTCATGAGCAAAATAGGAGCTGCCATCGGCGGCATCTCCGCTCCCGTGGTGGTAGTCGTTGCCATCATCGGCACACTGGTTGCCGCTTTTGTGCATCTGTGGAACACCTCAGAAGGTTTCAGGGATTCCATTATCGGCACGTGGAACAGCATCAAGGAGGCTTTTTCAAACTTCGCATCCGGCATCACCGAACGCATCAACGCCTTAGGTTTTGACTTTCAGTCCTTCGGCGAGCTGGTATCTGCCATTTGGAACGGTTTCACCGAGCTTTTGGCGCCGGTGTTTGAGAACGCCTTTTCAGCAATTGCCGCGATTTTACAAGGCGCACTGGATATCCTGACGGGCATCTTTGACATCTTCGCAGGGCTTTTCACAGGCAACTGGAGTCAGCTGTGGAACGGCATCAAGGAAGTCTTCTCCGGTATCTGGACAGCAATTTCGGGCATCTTTACGGCCGCGTGGGAGACGCTGGTCGGTGTCACCAACACCGTTTTAGGCTGGTTTGGCACGAACTGGAGCGAGGTTTGGACGGCGATCAAGACCTTCTTTGAGAACACCTGGAACGGGATCGTCTCCTTTTTCACCGGCATCTGGGAAGGAATCAAGTCTGTTGTCACGGGAGCCGTAAGTGCTGTGTCCAACACGGTCTCCTCGGTTTTCACGGCCATCAGCACCACGGCATCCAGTATCTGGAACGGCATCAAAAACATGATTTCCGGTGTGGTAGGTGGGATTAAGTCAACCGTCTTAAATGTGTTTAACGGCGTGAAGTCTACCGTGACAAACATCTTTAACGGAATCAAGAGCACGGCCACCTCCGTATGGAACGGCATCAAGTCCGCTATCACCGCACCGATCGAAGCGGCTAAAAACACCATCAAAGGCATTATCGATAAGATCAAAGGCTTCTTCTCCGGCCTTCACATCGAGCTTCCGCATATCAAGCTGCCGCATTTTTCGATCTCCGGCGGCTTTTCCATCGTGCCGCCCAGAGTGCCGCACCTTTCCATTGACTGGTACAAGGAAGGCGGCATCATGACGAGACCGACCCTTTTCGGCATGAACGGAAGTGCCCTTATGGCGGGAGGCGAAGCGGGATCGGAGGCGATTTTGCCGCTCAAGTCTTTCTACGACAAGCTCGAAGGCATGCTTGCCGCCCGGGACACAACACTCATGGAAAAGTACCTCGCCATCATCGCCGGAAATTCGGAAAAAGACATCGTACTGGACTCCGGTGCGCTGGTCGGAGCACTCACACCAAAACTGGATGGAGCCTTGGGAAGACGCGCCGCTTACGTAGGAAGGAGGATGAAATGAACCAAAACATAGGCTTTGGAGCCACTCTAAACGGCAAACACACGTGGAAGAATTACGGGCTTGTCGTATCCAACACCGACGTGGTCGGTATGCCAAAGCCTAAAACACTCATCGTTGAGATTCCCGGATCATCCAAGCGCCTCGATCTCACAGAGGCTCTGACGGGACGATGCGAATACGAAGGACGCACGCTCTCCTTTACGCTTGGCGGCATCGGAAAGATCGAAAGCTGGGCAGGAAGGCTCCGAGCCTTCCTCGACGAAATACATGGAAAGCATGTCAAGGTCATCTTGGACTCCGAGCCGGAATACTACTTTGAAGGCCGAGCCGAAGTAAAAAACTTTGAGCGCACCCGCGCTTTGGGACAAATTGAGCTGGAGATTGCCTGCGATCCGTATAAATGGGAGCTTGCCGCAAGCGATGAGGATTGGCTTTGGGACTCGTTTAACTTTGAAAGCGGCATCATCCGAGACTATCGGGATGTGAGCGTAAGCTCTTATACCGACCTTCTTGTTCCCGGATCGCACGTTCCGATGGTGCCGACGTTTCATGTCAGAAACTACCAAGAAACCGAAGGCAGGAAAAACTACGTCTACTCCATCAAGCTGAGAACGTCGTGGATGCTTCATGCCGGCACAAATCGTTTCGCCGACCTTGTCATTCCTGAATCCGGCGACACGCTGCGCTTTTTTGGAACTTACACCGTCACCGTATCTGTGAGAGGAGGAAGCCTTTAATGTACCAAGTGTTTTTAGATGAGCACGTGCTCTATATACCGGGCGATGATGAGGCTGTTCTTATTGATCCGGTGCTGGAGCTGGCGCTTGGAAAATCCGGCACATTTTCTGCCCGCGTACCGAAGATCAATCCGCTCTACGAAAAGCTCAAAGCACTGGATTCCACCGTCCGTGTGGAGCGTGACGGTGTGGCACTCTTTTACGGCCGCATTTTATCGGTTGAGCGGGACTTTTACGGCACCAAGAGCATCACCTGCGAAGGAGAACTGGCCTTTCTTTTGGACTCCGTGCAGGAGCCTTCCGAATTTCATGATGTCTCGCCCCGCGCTTTTCTTGAGACGCTTATTGCCAAGCACAACAATCAGATGGCAAAAGACGGCGCGCACAATAAGCGCTTCACGGTCGGGCAGGTCACCGTTACCGACCCCAACGACTCGCTTTACCGCTACACCAACTGGGAGACCACCTTGGATGCCATCACCGACAAACTCGTCAAACGCTTGGGCGGCTTTCTTCGTGTGCGCCATGTGGGAGAGATTCGCTATCTGGACTATCTTGCAGAATCCGATAACACCAACACACAGGTGATTGAGTTCGGAGAAAACCTCCTTGACTACACCGACACGCTTTTGGCAGAAGACATCGCTACCCGTGTGATTCCGCTTGGCAAAAGGCTTGAGACATCAAGCATTGCCGCGCTTGAGGAATATACCACTATCAAGAGCGTCAACGGTGGTAAGACTTATGTGGAGTCGCCTTCCGCCATTCAAAACTTCGGTATCGTCACCAAAACCGTGAGCTTCGAAAATGTCTCTGTACCTGCCAACTTAAAGAAGAAGGCGGAAAAATATCTTAAAGACAGCCAGTTTGCCGATGTCACCCTGACGCTCACCGCTGTCGATCTGCATCTTGTGCATGCCGATATGGAAGCGATGAAGATCGGAGATCGTATTCGTGTCATCTCGCCTCCTCATGGCATGGACAGGTTCTTTCCGCTGACGGAGCTTACGATCGCTTTGGATCACCCTGAATCCTCTACGGTGGTACTTGGAACCGAAGTGAAGGCAGGTCTTTCTGAGCGAAGCATCAGCGAGAAAAAAGAACTGGTCGAGCGCATCGAGCGGCTTCCCACGCAGTCCGACACGCTTCGCCTTGCCAAGGATAACGCCACCGCGCTTATCACAGCAGCTACGACCGGACACGTCGTGACCCGCAAAAACGAGATTCTCATCATGGACACGGCGGACAAGAATACAGCCAAAAAGGTGTGGCGCTGGAACGTGAACGGTCTGGGCTATTCCAAGACCGGCTACAACGGCTATTACGGCACCGCCATCACAATGAACGGTGCGATTGTGGCCGATTACATCACGACCGGCACGCTAAATGCCGATCTGATTCGTGCCGGAACCTTAAAGGACAGAGCCGGGAACATCAGCTGGAACATGAGCACAGGTGCTTTAAGTGCCAAAAGGCTCTCGGTGGATTCTCCGAACTTTAAGCTCACGACTTATGGGCACCTCACCGCCAAAGGAGCCGATATTGACGGCAGTATCGTTGCTTCTTCCGGGGATACCAAAGTCCGTTTGGGCTATGGCAAGCTCTCCATCTACTACCAGAACAAAGAACTCGGTCTTGTCGGCGGAAACGGCTTTGCCGGCTCCAACACCATTGCAGGCCTCAACTTTGACCTCGAGCGAACCGGAGATTATATGACATGGGCAGCGCAACCTACGGGTGGTGGCAGTTATGAGATGGTCTGGACCTATGCCAGATCATCTTTCGGAAACTTCTCCGGCGGGATGTTAAATGCCGGATGTGACATCGACATGCACTATAACCGACTGAGAAATGTCAGCTGGCCTGACGGAGCCATCAACGGAGCCTTTCATTTTGTAAAGATCAATGCCATGAGCAGCGACGGTACGGTCGCCAGCTGGTCAAACGGATGTCGCATGCGGTTTAAAAATGGAATTTTGATTGAAGCAACATTTTAAACATGGAGGATACAGCAATGGACGAACATGAACTGATCGAACAAAAGTCAAACGAAAAAGAAGCAACAAAGCCGGATGATACGGTCTTTCCAATCAAAGACGATGAGTGGCAAAAAGCCATCGAGATCATCTTAGGCACCGACAAGCACGAAGAAATCTCAGATAAGGATGCCTCTGAGCTCATTGCGGCTGCCCGCAATTTCAGAAAGATCATCGACTTCTTCGTGAAGCTCTTCGGAGGCGCGCTATGAAAGAAAACGAACTGCCCCTCATCCTGCGCCTTGAAAAAGCGAGAAACGAACTGAGATACGCACTCAACCAAACTGCCGGAAAGTATGAGCTTCCCGGCTTTTTACTTGACCTCCTCATAGAAGCCTTGCTCTCAGAAGAAAAAGGTCAGCGCATAGCCCTTATGAGCGAGCAGATCAGCGCAGCGGACGGGAAGGAGGAAAAAGAACATGGCCAACGTGAAGACCTATCTCAGTAAAATTTTATCGGCCGTCTACGGCAAAGACGTGCGCGGAGCCATCCACGACTCGATTGCCGCCATCAACACGCAGGTGGAAACCACCACGGCGGCGGAAAGCGCGCGGATAGCTGCAGAAAAGACGCGCATCTCACAGGAAAACGCAAGAAAATCTGCAGAAATAACAAGAGCCGCGCAGGAAGAAACCCGCAAGCATAACGAGACAACGCGCACCGCTCAGGAAAGCACCCGTCAGACGACGTTTACGAAACTCAGGACGGACATCGACACCAAGCTTAAACAGCTGGATCAGGCTATCGCCGGCGCCGGAGCGGTCTTGATTGACCCTACGCTTACCAAGCAAGGTCAGGCCGCCGATGCCAAAGCGGTCAGTGACCAATTATCCAAGGTGAACCATCGCTTAACATCTGTAATTCCGGAGTTTCAGGCCTTTACGCTTACTGCACCTTCCGACAAAGTTGTGGTAAGCGATATGAGCAAAATTAAAAAATATGGCAAAATCTGTGTCTTATCTTTCAGCGTCACCGTAAAGGAAAATACCTCAACGGACGGATTGCAGCCGCTTTGCGTTTCACCTATCGCAGAAGATGAGTCCTCCATCGGCTTTGCTACGGCAATAGCTTATGGAGATGGCGCAGCAAACTATCCGGCTTTTATAATCGATAGCGTGGTTGGTGCTCTTATACCGGGACCTGTGGCCTATCCGCTGAACTTGCTCGGATCGATAACCTTTATCTCCAAAGCATAGATTCTATTTTTCTATCTGTTTGTTAGCCGCTTTCCAAGCGGCATTTTTTATGCCTCATAAAGGCAAGAAAGGAAGTGTGAACTCATGAAAGAATTCTGGAACACCTTGCAGCTTATCTTTGCTGCCATCGGAGGCTGGCTCGGCTATTACTTAGGAGGCTTTGACGGACTTCTCTATGCGCTGATCGCCTTTGTCATCTGCGATTACGTGACAGGCATGATGTGCGCCGTCTCCGACAAAAAGCTCTCAAGCGAAGTCGGCTTTAAAGGCATCGCCAAAAAGGTCGTGATCTTCATTCTGGTCGCCGTTGCCAACATCATTGACACCAACGTCATCACACAGGGCGCGATTCTTCGCACGGCCGTCATCTTCTTCTATCTCTCAAACGAAGGACTCTCGCTTGTGGAAAACGCGACTCATCTGGGACTTCCTGTCCCGGACAAACTCAAGGCGGTCTTGGCACAGCTTCATGACCGCGCAGAAAAGGAGGATAAATAACTATGGCTATGAAAGGAATTGATGTATCAACCTGGCAGGGATCGATTGATTTTAACCGTGTAAAACAAAGCGGAATTAACTTCGTCATTATTCGTGCAGGCTACGGATCGGCACTATCTCAAAAGGACAAGTGGTTTGAGACGAACTACGCCCGCGCCAAAGCGGCAGGTCTTCATGTGGGAGCCTATTGGTACTCCTATGCGGGAAGCGCCGGAGAGGCACGCGAAGAAGCACGTATCTGCAAACAGGTGCTCTCCGGCAAGCAGTTTGACTATCCCATCTACTTTGATTTGGAAGAAAAGTCACAGCTTGCCCGCGGACGGGCTTTTTGCGACTCGCTCATTCGAGCCTTTTGCAATGAGATGGAAGCGGGCGGATACTTTGCGGGCTTCTATACCTCGCTCTCAGCAGCCCTAAACTACGTTTCCCCTGATGTGAGAAACCGCTACGCCTTCTGGGTAGCGCAGTGGAACAGTCGCTGCACCTATCAGGGACAGTACGGTCTTTGGCAGTATTCCTCGAGCGGCTCGGTGCCGGGCATCGCAGGCAGATGCGATATGGATCTTGCCTATGTGGACTATCCCTCCATCATCAGGAAGGGCGGCTTTAACGGCTATGGCAAAGGCACAAGCTCCGCCCCCGCAAGAAAGTCTGTCGATACGCTGGCCCATGAAGTCATCGCAGGTGCTTGGGGAAACGGAGAGGACAGATTAAATCGTCTTACCAAAACAGGCTACGACTACGACGCGGTGCAGGCAAGGGTAAACGAGCTTTTAGGCATAAAGCCGAAAAAGTCCATCAATGCGCTTGCCCGAGAGGTCATCCGCGGCGACTGGGGAAACGGTAAGGACCGTGTAAACCGCCTGACGAAAGCAGGCTACGATTACGAAGCTGTACAAAAACGAGTAAACGAACTTCTCTAAGCTGAATGCATTGATATGCCCGCAAGGCGTGAGGAGAAATCTTCACTCCCTTGCGGGCTTTTTTATTTTGTCCGCTCAACTTCTTCAAAAACCTCCAGTGAAACAGTAGAAGGCAAAAAAAGATTCGTCCATAACGCCCTCGTCTCTTCAGGGAGTGTTAGAGGGACAGCAAGACCTGCCCTCTGTCTGGAGGGATGATATGACAAATGATGAAAAACAAAGCATTTACAACATGAGACGAAACGGTGCAAGTTATGCCGTAATTGCTGCCACCTTAAATTTATCGAAAAGCACCGTGGCTTCCTTTTGCCAAAAAGAAGGCCTGAGAACAGGTTCCTCAAAAGCTTTAACAGCACTACGCTACTGCAAATATTGCGGAAAGCCACTGCCCGTCAAGGAAAAAGGAAAAAAGCAAAAATTCTGCTCAGAGCACTGCCGGATGAGCTGGTGGAAAGAGCATCCGGAAGATCTGAATAAAAAGGCAATCTATATATTCACCTGCCCATGCTGCGGAAAAACTTTCACTTCCTATGGCAATGCGCACAGAAAGTATTGCAGTCATGCTTGCTATATCCAAGACCGATTCGGAGGCTCTCATGAAGACTAAAGCCTTCGCATCCGAGCTTGCCTATGAAGTATCCCGCTCCATCCTCTTTTCTTTGCTCAAGCAAAACATCATCGATAAAGAGGAATTCGTTCGTCTTGATCAAGCACTCATCGAGCGATACCACCCCGTCTTAGGTGCTTTATTTACTTGCTATTTCAGCTCTTTAGAGTGATGTATAGACACGGAAAGGAGACGATTCTATGGCTGAAATCATAAAAATCGAAGCAAAGAAATCACCGCTGCCAAACCGCAAAAAAGTCGCCGCCTATGCCCGTGTCTCTATGGAAACGCAAAGGCTGCACCACTCATTGGCGGCACAGATCAGTTTTTATTCTGATTTGATACAGAAGAACCCCGAGTGGGATTATGCCGGTGTCTATGCTGATGAAGGCATCAGCGGCACATCAGTGGAAAAACGTCCCGAGTTTATGCGCATGATGAAAGACTGCAAGGCCGGGAAAATAGACCTCATCTTAACGAAATCCATCTCCCGATTCGCGCGTAACACGGTCGACCTCCTAAAAGTCGTAAGACAGTTAAAAGACCTCAACATCGAGGTCCGATTTGAAAAGGAAAAAATCAACTCACTTTCGGATGACGGTGAGCTGATGCTCACGCTCCTTGCCTCTTTCGCACAGGAAGAGACCATCAGCATCTCCAACAACGTTAAATGGACCATCCGAAAACGTATGTCCGAAGGAAACCCGAACACGCGAAATAGCGTCTATGGCTACCGCTGGAAGGATGACACCCTGATTGTTGTTCCCGAAGAAGCAAAGATCGTGCGGCGCATCTTTCAAAACTTCCTTGATGGAAAATCCCGCCTTGAAACTGAGCGTGAATTTGCAGAGGAAGGCATTACAACCAGAAAGGGCAACCGCTGGACGGACTCCAATATTAAGGTTGTTCTGACCAATGTCACTTATACGGGAAATTTGCTCTGTCAAAAAGAGTTTGTCGAAGATCCCATTACCAAGAAGCGCAAGAAAAACCGCGGTGAGCTTCCTCAGTATTTCATCGCAAACACCCATGAAGCGATTATCGACAAGGAAACTTTCGACTATGTGCAAGAAGAGATGGCAAGAAGACGTGCTCTGGGACCTCGGGCAAACAAGAGCCTGAACATCTACTGCTTCACCGGAAAAATCAAATGTGAGCTGTGCGGGAAAAGCTATATGCGAAACGTCCGAAACAACCGTGCCAAGCACTCCAATCTTGGGGATAAAGTCATCAGCTGGGTATGCGGCTCCAGCAAGAAAAAATACAGTACATGCTCGGCAAAAGCCATCCCGGATCGAATCCTTAAAACTTGCTGTGCCAAAGTGCTCGGTCTTGAGGATTTTGATGATGTTGTTTTTAATGAGCAAATCGATAAAATCACGGTACCCAAACAAGGGGTTCTCATTTTCCATTTCAAAGACGGACACAGCGTCACCGAAACTTGGGAAAATAACGCCAAAAAAGAATCGTGGGATGATGCGGCGCGCAAACGCGCCTCAGAATACAGGCGCACTCATGCCATGAAACGCTCGGACGTCACCTGCTTTTCAACCAAAATCCGATGCGAACATTGCGGATGCAATTTTCGCGCACAAACACAAAACTGTTCAACATCTCCCAGCGGAAAACGCAGATACTGGCGATGCGCCGAGCATAACGGCTGTGACACCAGAGGACTCAGAGATGACCTCTTGCGCTCACTTACCGCAGAGGTCTTAGGTCTTGATGCATTCGATGACGCTATTTTTCTTTCGAAGATCGACCATATCAGCGTCCTTAGCCGAGAAGATCTTATCTTTCATTTTTATGATGGAAAGGAAATTGCTCGCAAGCTGATCCAACCTACGCACGAAGGACACAAGTGGACAGAGGAACAGCATGCGAAATTTAAAGCATCCATCAAAGAATGCTATGCGTCAGAGCGGCACAAACCGATACGAAAGGAGAAGCTATGGCCAAACAAGTAACCACGATACCCGCCAGCATCAAACCCTTCTCCAAAACACCGCTCACCACTTCACGCAAACGCCGCGTGGCAGCCTATGCCCGCGTCTCAACGGACTCCGATGAGCAGTTTACCAGCTACGAGGCACAGGTAGACTACTACACAAATTACATTAAAGCCAGAAATGACTGGCAATTTGCGGGTGTCTACACCGACGAAGGGATCACCGGTACCAATACCAAAAAGCGAGAGGGCTTCAAATGCATGGTCAAAGATGCCCTTGACGGAAAAATAGATCTTATCGTCACCAAATCGGTCTCGCGTTTTGCCAGAAATACCGTGGACAGCTTAACCACCATCCGAAAGCTTAAAGAGCACGGCACCGAGTGCTTCTTTGAAAAAGAGAATATATGGACCTTTGACTCCAAAGGCGAGCTTTTGATTACCATCATGAGCAGCCTTGCGCAGGAAGAATCTCGCTCAATATCCGAAAACTGCACCTGGGGACAAAGAAAGCGCTTTGCTGACGGCAAAGTGACCGTGCCCTTCAAGCGTTTCTTAGGCTATGACCGCGGAAAAGACGGAAACCTCGTCGTCAATCCCAAACAGGCAAAAATCGTCAAACGCATCTATGCGATGTACCTGCAGGGAAAAACCTACCACCTCATTGCAAAGGCTCTGACCGAAGACGGTATCCCGTCACCTGCAGGAAAACCTCGCTGGAACCCAAGCAACATCAAATCTATCCTTACCAACGAAAAATACAAAGGCGATGCGCTCCTGCAAAAGTCCTTTACCACGAACTTTCTTACCAAAGAGCACAAGATAAACGAAGGCGAAATTCCGCAGTACTACGTCTCCGGAAACCACGAAGCCATCATTGAACCGGAGGTGTGGGAACTCGTACAACGCGAGATGGAAAGACGCAAAAACGAAAAAGGAAGACACAGTGGCGTGAGACTTTTCTCCGGCAAGGTCTACTGTGGTGAATGCGGAACAAGGCTCGGTTCAAAAGTCTGGCATTCCAACGACAAATACAAGCAGGTCATCTGGCAATGCAACAGGCACTGCAAGAAAAACTCCCCCTGCAAAAACGGAATGCATCTCAGCGATGAAGAGCTAAAAGCTGCCGTCCTTTCTGCGACCAACAAGCTCATAGAGAATAAAGATGAGATTCTTAATAGCTTTCAAGAGATTGTCGGTGGCGTTTATGATACTCATACCTTGGAAGGCGAAAAAGCAAAGCTGGAAAGTGAGATGGATGTCTGTGCCAAGATGATCGAAGACCTTATCCGCCAAAATGCTGCCATCCCGCAAGACCAGAGCGAGTACCAAGCAAAGTACGAAGATCTGGAACGCTTCTACAATGAAAAAAAGGCGGCCTTAGCGAAGGTCGATGGAAAGTTCAAAAAGATGCAGGCGACCAAAGTCGATATCAAGTTCTGCCTGAAGCAGCTACAAAAACAAGACAGGCTTCTGCAAACATTCGACGAACAGAGCTTCTGTGCTCTTGTAGATCATATCACGGTATTCAGCAAAGAAGATATCCGCATAACCTTCAGAAATGGCTCAGAAATCAAAGCTCTATAA